ATATAACAAAAAAAAACTCCCCCCCGGAGGGTTCTAACCCTCGGGGGGGGAATTTTTTCGTATAGCATCACATGAGGGTTGTTTCGTAGAATAATATTTTTACAAAGGAGAATTTAGTAAAATATCCATAAGTTGCTACTGCTATACACTACCTATGTGTTAGGTATGTAGTATTTTACAAAAAAAATAAATAAGATAAGAGGAGTAGCTTACGCTACTCCTAACTTCTTATCATATTTCTTTTTCAACATAGCATACTTACGATGTTTGCCAAGTAGTTTATACCCAGCTAAAATCGCATCATAGTTGGAAGGAATCAATGCCCCTACTAGGTCAGCAGTATAAAGTATACCATCACCAACTTTAGCTCGTTCGAACTCAGTTGGTTTACGATAGTAACTGATTCCTACTGTTTTTTCACCAGTTTCCAAGTCATAATCATACACTTCAAATTTTGGATTTATAATATCCTTATTATTGAAGTAATGATCTTTGTAGATTGCCTTCATATAATGAAGTGCATCTTCGATGCCTAATCTACCAGCATTCCAATCTGGATACTTAGACTCGTTATTAAACAAGTCATACTTCAATACTTTAAGTGCAAGTCTTTCATTCCAAGTTGTAGCATATGCAATACCGTTTACTAATTTCATGATATAACCTCTTTCTGCCTTGTAGGCTTAACAATTATAAATACTATATCATTATATCACCTTAATAATATACAGCCAAAGAATGCTACTATTACAAAAAAAGAAAGAGAGGTAGTTAAACTACCTCTCTTGATATTATTTACTTTTTCTAGCAATCCAATCTAATACATCATCACATGTATCTAGGGTGTTATTATGGTAGATTCTTTCAGAATCTAACTCTTGATAGAATTCGCAATATATCTTACCATCATCATATGTAAAATACATATCTCCATTAGGAGTAATCAATCTTATAGATATATCTTCTCCGTTATCATCTTCAACATCATTATCTCTAATGAATATATTCTTATAACCATATTCTACGTATAGATCTAGAATCAAATCTAACATCATATCATTTCGATCATCGAAATACATTTGGATATATTGTAGAATGATGAATACTAGGAATCTAAATACTTCATATGCATTACTAAATCTATAAGGTTTAGATGTATAATCAAATTTAGATAATGTCACTTCAAATGACTCATCAATAAGTTTCACATCTATAACGTATCCTCTGATATCATAAACGATATGATCATTAGTAAAGTCTCTAGTGAATTTACCAAGATCATGGGTTACAGATAAATTTAATGATTCTATCGATAAACTATCTAGGTTATTAAACTCGATAAATAGATTTTCTACAGATTTAAATGGATCTCTAGTTACAAGAGCACGATTATAACCAGTTTTAAAGTTTGATAATTCTATACAGAATAATCCATCATCGTGCGTTATCTTCAATACGTTAATACTACCTTCTGCTATAATATGAGCTAGAATGTAGGTATTATCGTATTGATTAACTATCATAGGCTTAGCGCCTGGTAAGAAAGTAAGTAGGTCATTATATACAGTATATAAGTTAAAATTACTCATTATATTCAATCCCTTCTATTATTTATAATTCTCAAGAGCCCATTTAACTGCATCTTCTGGAGATCTGACTACACAGTTACGATCACAGTCTTTGACATTGTATTCATCTTCCCAAATAACGCATTGGATTTGGTCATCACTATAGTCAAACTTATTGAAGTTCAATTTAGCAGGTTCTGATGTCTTTAAGAAATACTCTATATTTATATTACAATCAGATACCTCATCTTTTTCTATATATAATCTTGAACTACCAAGCTCCAGATATAAATCAGCATATAGACTAATTAGATCTTCAGCACCTTCAAATTCTTCATCTAGATATAGACTGTATATATTAGCTATAAAATTATAAGTCTTATACCCTGAGTCAAATCTATATTCTTTTGACTGGTAATTCATACCGTGTATTATTACTGCATATACTCCATCTACAATTCTGACACTAATATTGAAATGACCTGTTTGTGAGAATACTGATATTGTATTATTTGACATCTCTGAATGCATTCTATCTTTTAATACATCATTGAGTATATACAAGTCAATCAAATCTAGATTGGTATATTTAGCAAGAATATCTTCTATACACGCTTTAGCATCATCTGTAGTTATAGTTTGCATTATACCAAAACCAAACTCAGATACAGATATATCATATAAATCAGTCATTTCATTGACTGTAACTTGTATAGTATATCGTTTATCAAACAGACTAAATGTGATAAATAGTTTCTCTGAAGTAATAGATTCAAATTCAATATTACTTACCAAGTATGGAGATACATTTCTAAGATCACATTTTAGTTGCCATAACTTACTATTATCCATATCTTCCTCCAAATAAAAGTTATCCCATAGGAGTTAATCTCCTATGGGACTTATTCTTTATTTAACCATCATTGATTTAACTACAGTGTCTTTACCACTAATACATTTAGTACCAGCAGAAATAGAGCTTCCTGTAGGAACTTCAGATACTTTAACATCAGTAGTTCCATGCTCTGTAATCAAACGAATAGAATCATTTTGATTTACGATATGGATACTATTGATCTTATCAGTCTTAGATAACTTAACAACTGAGCTACCAGCTTTAGCACGTTGACTTTGAGGTAATGCATTAATATTGAATCGGTTAAGATATCCATTCTTAGTCACTACAACTACATCAGTGATATCTTTACCAGCTACTAATGTCATACCGTCTACATACTCAACTGTCTTACCACCAATAGAACGTACACCTCTAGCAGATCTACGTACTAATGGAATCTCTTTAGCAGAGAATCGTAAAGCTTTCTTATCAGAGAATGTAATTACATCTAATGCATCTCCACCAATGATGATTGTCTTAACGAAATCACCTTGGTCTAACTTAGTATAGAAGATACCACTAGCTGTTAATGATACGAAATCATCTAATTCCATTTTCTTAATGAATCCTAGATGGCTTAATACCATTACATACATCTTTTGTTTAGACTCAGCTAATTGTTTGATTACACTTTCTGGATAGATAGTGATAATATTAGACGTGAACTTAGCACTCAAGTTTCTAATATCGATACCAGAATTGGATTTGTCACACAATGGAATCTTGTGTACTGGATAAGAGTAGCACTTTCCTCCAGCATCAAATAATACTAGGTTATCAGTATTGCTAATCTTAATAACCAATTTAGGATTATCACCTTTGATGGCTCTGATTGTATCATTCAAACCAAGTTTACGTACATAGTTTGCTTCAGTGATAACAATCTTGAAGTCACCTTCAGGGATATTAGATGCTTCAGCTTGAGAGATAATTCTAGCATTACGTTTCTTACCATACTTTTGTTTCAAGTCTCTTAACTCAGCTTTAAGTTCTTCATTAAGCTCATGCTCATTACGAATCTTATTATGATAGATCTCTTTGAGCTTAAGTAATTCTTCTACTTTAGCTTTATATCTAGCTAGGTTATGTTTAGATAGATTCTTCAATGGCATATTAATAATAGTCTTAGCTTGAAGATCAGTAATCTTGAACTTCTTAACCATATCCATAATTAGTTCTTCATCATTACCTTTAGACTTCTTAATACGTTCAATGATAGAATCAATATCACCACTAGATACTACTTTAACTAATGCATCATACTTATGGAATTCAGTCATAGTATTTTGCAATAAGTTATAGTAAAGTCTAAGCTTAGTTACCTTACGGAAGTCGATGAATCGTGTTAAGTATTGACGATAATTCATACGAACAATACGACGTTCACAGATTACTTCAAAGTTTACACGACCACCACGTTCAATTTGTGTATTCTTATAGATTGTATCTCTAACGAAGTTTGGATCACTACCATTCTTAAGAACGATAATACATTCCATCTTCTCATCACCATCTGAGTTATGCTCGATGGATTGTACTTGAGTTAATACATTCTTTTCCATCATTTCTTCAATCTTATCAGTTACAGTATTCAAGAATACATAGTCTGGTAAGCTACGAATGAATAGAGCTGGTTTATTATGGAATTCTCCGATATCGATACGACCACGGACTTTATAGTTACCATAACCAGTATCACAAATTGATTGGAAATCTGTATCAATAATATCACACTCCATTGGTGTGTCAGGTACTAATACAAATTTAGCATTTGGATTATCAATTAGCTTGATGGTTACATCGATTACTTCAGAGATATTGTGTTTAGGAATATCTACTTTCAAACCTGGTGTAATACCAAAAGATCCATTAATTAATAAGATAGGTAGATTAGGGGCTAAATATTCTGGAACCATACAGGTTTCACTATAGTTCTTCTCCCAGTCTACTACTTGTTTAGATTGTTTTAAATCACCGATAACTACATCGGTTGTGAAGTTAGCAAGTTTAGCTTCAGTATAACGCATAGCCGATGGATCATCACCTTGGAAGTTACCAAAGTTACCTTGCTTTTCAATGAGTGGAATATTGTTTTCAAACCAGTTAGTCAAAGGTTTCATTGTCATATAGATAGAGGAGTCACCATGTGGGTGATACTTATCCATAACTACACCAACAATAGATGCAGACTTAACTGTCTTGACACTCTTAATATCATTATGCATTGCATAAATAATTTTTCGTTGTACAGACTTAAATCCATCACGGAAGTCTGGTATAACACGATATAATGCTGAATAGATAGCATACGTTCTCATATCTTCCGTATACTGCTCCAGCAAATTTACTTCTTTTTCCTTAGCCAAGTATATCCCTCCTTAGTTACTAAATTGTTAAGCGTTTTATGAAAATGTACATTCCCACTTATAGCCTAACTAAGGAAAGTAGATGGGCATATAGATGAACTATATGCCCTTTTATATAATTTATTTTTTAGCTTCTTCGATAATAACACGGTTAATTTTATTAACTTTGCTATCGGAGTCAAAAGAAGTAAATACGAACGCAATACGGTTTTGAATAGAATCAATAACTTCAGCGAAGCGTTCATAGATATCTACAACGAGAACTTCCTTTTCAGTATCATATTTGATAATATTACCAACGATGATGTTACCTTTCACTTCAGGATCATTGTTGATTACACTGCGGAATGCAAATACATTCAACGTAAGTTGTTCGATAATAGGATTTGCTAATACTGCAGTAAGTTCTTCTTTAACTGCTTCTGGTAAACGAGCATTGAACTTCACTGGTACTTCAATACGAACGTTGTTGAATTGTTGTTTTTTGTTTTGTTTTTGGTTTCTCATTGTCTTCACCTTTTAATAAAATTAAATATTTGTTGAGCCGATTCCACCACGACGCTCTTTCTTAGGATATTCATGATCGTTATCTGTAGTTAGATACTTCATAAAGATACCTTGAGCGAAATGCTTACCGGCTTCTATAGTTAATATCTTACAAGAGTTATTCTTAACCCCAATAATGATATTACCATCATTCTTTTCGTTATCTACATAATCTGCATCGATAACACCAATAGTAGATTTGATTACCATATCATAATTGTATCCAAAAGAACTTCTTGGAGCAATTAATAATACTTCATCTTTCTCCATATATGCCTTAATATACGTAGGAATGATTGCAGACTGACCTGGTTTGATTTCATATGTTTTTGGAGCATAGAAATCATAGCCAGCTGAATACTCAGTACTACGTCTAGGCAATTCAATTATGAGATTTGGCTCGTCAATAAATTTAGAATTGACTTGTGCAAATTCTCTCATTACTTTTCTCCTTCCCTAAGAATTGGCACTTTAGATACAAATACAGTTTTATACATCTTACCATATCCAAAGTATTTCCTAGTGAATTCTAAGCAATCTATTTCAGATTTAGCAGAGTACAATGTATATCTATATACCCTACCATCAAAGAACCAAATCAAAATTGGACCTGGGTATTTCTCAATAACATCAGGTAAGAATAATTTTGGATTTGAATTCAAGATGGTTATCTCAACACCATTAAATATTCTTTTATATGTACGTCGTTCAAGGCAGCTAACATTTTGCTGCTTAATGAAACGATATATTGTAGATCCTACAGTGAGTAGGTTATCTATTAAATCTGGTTTCTTATATATAGTCTCCCAGATTTCATCAATTGGAGATGAGAATACCGAGCTAATATATAAAGACAGATTGGTTGCACTACGTGATGGTTTTCTTCTAGTTTGGAATTCAGATACTAAATCTACCACTGCATTAGATTGACCCATTAGTAAACTATAATGAACTATCCATGATGTAGCCATATTCTCACGGTAATGGATTTCAATCTTATCCGCATATTCACTTTCTAGAAGATCTTTTGTATTCAAATGACCATCTATCCAAATTACTTTCTTACTATTTTCAATCAACAATTTAAGTCTAGATATAGACTTCTTACTATCTTTGAAGAAGCCTACACCTAGAATGATTACTGTATGATCTTTATTCGTAAGCTTAGTAATATCAGATTGAGAGTATTTATAATTTACTAAAATATCATGACTTGTATCATTACAAAATTCCTCTTTATGATTGTAGATCATGTTAGCTGCAAACATACAATCTTGATTATCTTGATAATAAATTATCATTCTCTCTCACCTTCTATCTCTAGAATACATATTGTGAGATATCAACGTCTTTCATTAACTGAATCTTATCGTTTTCAATCTCTTTAATTTTCTCTATTTCGTATTTAACGTCATCGATTGTGTATTTGATCAATACACGGTTACCTTTTTCAGATGGATCTAAAGTTGAATTGAATAATTGATCACCGTTCATTTCACCTAACCCTTTATAACGTGTTACTGATGGAGGTGTCAAACTTTCAAACTCTTTCATCAACCCATATAAGGAAACTTTCTTACCATCTACAATAAACTCAGTTGGAGATTTCATGATACATTCGGAAATGAATTGACATGCATTCCATAGAGTTTCACTAAAGTAGATAGTTTGATATCTGGAATCAACTAGACCTTCAATACCATCCTTAGATACTTTTAAGAATGGATATTTAGATTCAATAGCTTTCTTAAACTTAGCAGATCCCGGTGTAATGCCTTGTGAGATTAATACTAAGATATACTCTAAGAGATATACATCAATAGCAAAGGAGTTTGCTACTGTATCAATATCTCTAATATAGTTAGTATTCTTATTAAGTAATTCAACTACATCAGTTTCTGTTAACTTAACTTTATTATATAAGCTTAAGTTATGAATCTTGAAGAATTCTTTTTGTAGATACTTGTTATATGCTGTACGGTCAGTGAAGTACTTCATCTTACCATTGATCTTAGCACCATATAATGGTGGTACTGTAGCATATAATCTACCAGATGTAATCAATGGTTGCATATACATTAAGAAGAACTTCAATAGAAGACATCTAATGTGTGCACCATCTGGATCGGCATCTGTTGCAATGATAATCTTTTCCCATTTACATTTTTCAATGTCAAATGAACGTCCGAAGCCTGCACCAATAATAGCAGTAATTGCTGCTACTTCTTGGTTGGCTACAACTTTTTCTCGAGTAGCTGCCATTACATTGACAATCTTACCTCGAATTGGGAATAGACCTTGGCGAGTATTATCACGGTTATTTTTAGCTGGTCCTGTAGCGGAGTCGCCTTCCATGATGAATAACTCTAAATTTTTCTTACCAGTCGGTTTAACGAACTTCTTAGGTAACCCGCTAATGGAAGATACTTCCTTAACTTTTACTTTAGCACGTTCGCCCTCAGACTTGGCTCTGATTTCTGCTATATCTTTGAAATACTTACAAATCTTTTGTAGGTCATTATTGTTACGCTTAGCCCATTCTTCTAGACTAGCTTCAGTAAGATCTCTAACAAAAGGTACTAAGTCAGCATTAGAGATAATCTCTTTAGACTGACCAGTAAACTCTGGTTCCATGTGGGAGCAAGTTACAATTGCTCTAAGACCAACACGGACATCGTTGTTTGTAATAGTTAACTTACTCTTTGCAGGTAAGTAGAACTTATTCATATAATTTCTAAAGTATTTGCTCATACCGGCAATAAATCCTTCTACATGAGTACCATCTCGTGTAGGGCAAAAGTTACCGTATGAGTGGATGATTTCACTGTCATCCGCAGAATCAAATGTGAAAGCTATCTCAGCTTTCATCCATTTATCATCACGCAATGCACCGAAGCGAATTGGTGTAATGATTGGTTTCTTAACAATGGTATTTAAACCATCCATCAAACCATCAACGTTAACGATAGTTTCTCTAACTTTAGCACCATCAAACGTTTGACCATTAAATACAACCTTAGCACCTTGCTTCAATAAAGGTACTAGAGATTTAATAAGTCTTAATACATCTTGACAAGTTACAGTTGTTTTACCCATAGTTTCTTCATATGGTTTAAACGTAACAGTTGTACCTTGCTTATTTTCTACATTTGGTAAATCTACAATCTTAGCAGTAGCAGCATCGCCTAGTTTAAACTCAACTTTCTTACCTTTACCTAAGATATAAGATTCAACTATAAAATATTCTGAGCATGCATTTGTTACTTTAGCACCTACACCATGACGACCAGAGGAGAATTCCCCAGGTTTCTTATCATAGTTGGAAGATGTATGTTGAGATGCAAATACACGTACTAAACTATCATGTGGAATGCCACGACCATTATCTCGAACAGCTAGTTCTTGTAACGGTTCACTAAAAGCCACATGTATTTCTGTGCAAGGGCTATCATCTTTCATAAGTTCATCCGCAGAGTTCTGAAAGATCTCTCGGATCATATTAATAAAGCCTTTATTCCCTGTATAACCCAAGTATTGAGTAACAGTCTTTCTAACAGCTTCAGCGAAGTTCTCAATGGTCCTAATTTGCTTATTATAGGACTTGATCTTTTCAATTTGTTCTTTAGTATATGCCATATCAGGGTCCTCCTACTTAGCTGTTACATAAATAATCAAAAAATACCAAATGATATGAGCCCATAGGCAAAACGCCTATGGGCAATACCATTCAGACCAGGGTTCTCTTATTTATTATAATGTAACTTTTGTTTCAGTAGTTACATTTTCAGCAGGAGCTGGAGCAGCTGGTTGTTGAGCTACAGGAGCTTGCATTTGTGGAGCTTGTTGCATAGCCATTGGAGCTGTCATAACTGGAGCTGCATAACCATTTGCAAATGGGTTACCCATTTGTGGAGCTGGTTGCATTACTGGTGCTTGTTGAGGAGCTTGAGTGAATGCACCAAATACTTGACCTTGTTGTGGAGCTACTTGCATTTGAGCTTGTTGAGCAGCTACCATGTTTGGATCATAGTAACCTGGTTGAGCCATTGGTTGTACCATAGGCATTACAGGTTGTTGTTGGTTGTACACATTATAGCGTGCGCCATAGTTACCATTGAAGATATCTTGGTAAGCATCGAAACCGAAGCGGTTGAATGCAGGGTTTGCATTAGGTGCTACAGTTTGGCTATTGGATGTTTGACGTACAACTTCTGTGAAGTTTTGTACAGCCATTTCGTACAAGTTTGGAGCTTTACGCAACAACGGAATCATCATCATATAATCTTTGTAGAATTCTTCATCAAAGTTTACAGCGTAAAGTTTCATTTGTTCTAAGAAGTTAACCAAGTTATTTACAGAAGCTTCGATATCTTCTTTAGAACGGATAGTTAAGTCAAATTCTGCACCACATTGGCTACATTTAACCATATTGCCACCACCGATTGGGTTGATAAGCAATTTAGTTGCGTTTTTGTGTGGGCATTTAGCACGAGCTACATCGACAGGATCGATGTTCATGTTGAACTCGTTCTTAACTGGTTTCAATAATTCCAAATCCTCTTTAGTCATTGGGTTAGTTACTTGAACTTCTTTGAACATAGTTTGAGCAGGCATTACGCTTGCACCATACATAGGTTGTCCAAATTGTGGAGCGAAACCCATTTGAGGTTGTTGGAATTGTTGTTGTGCGAATTGTTGTTGATACATACTTGTATCCTCCTTTGAATGTAATAAGAGATTTCTCATTGTATATAATAAAACATATGTGTTATTATATCACGTTAATAATATACAATTATCGAGATGTTTAGGGTATGATATTTTAAAATATCATACCCACATCTGATAATTATTGTTGACGTTCACGGATCTGTTGAGCCGTAACTCTGTGTTCAGCTTTAGCACGATCTTCTTGTAATTGAAGTGTAGCTTTAGCTTGAGCATCGATAGTTGCTTGCTGTGCAACAATTTCATGAAGTACATCTTCGGGTACTGCATGAACGTAAGTACGCAAGTCTTGATCATCGAATTTATTAATAAAGTTCTTAATTTGATCATCTGTAAATCCAAATGCTTTAGCAATTGGTTGTACAGATTTATGTGTAGAATAAGCAATCATATACTGAACCATATCAAAGTCAGTAATAATGATTTTCATTTTTACACCAGGGTGATTTTGTTGATCTTCGTTAGACTTAATAGCCAAGATCATATTATTAGCATCATCCCATTTAACAAACATGGAGCCCTCGTCAATAATAATACCATTATCGCAATATAAGCGAATAGCAATATTATTTTCAGTAGCTCTTAGTTTGTCACGATATGCTTTTAATTGTGTTGCATCCATCGTCTAATCTCCTTTTGTAGTAGTCTTTTGCACACTTTACAATGCTTTCGGGTGCATATAATATAGTTACTGCAATGTTTGGCTTCTCAAACAAAATTATATAGCGACGGAAATAAACTACATATCGTTCTTTGTTTCTTTGTGTATTACACCGTTTAGTATAAGCATTCATAAGCTTATAAAGCTTAGAATAGGGATCTAAATAATCCATATAGATCCCATCATACAAAGCATTTTTTATTAATCGTTCCACTCCCTTTTTAGGAAGACCAACTCTACTCTTTGCCCTATCGTAGAAATGATCAGAAATACTATAGTCTGCGTTGAGCATATGGATCTCGTGCCGCCATAGTCAACTTCTTATTCCAGATTGTTGACTCAGCTACATGGATAATCTCAGGATTGAAAATCCCAGACATTACGTATTGCTTGAATTCTACTAGAGCATTCAATAAGATAGAATAGATTTGGGCATTGGAGTGGTGGTACAAATAGAAGCGTTGCTCCACAGGACCATAGTTTTCTGGCAATAGTCCCTGTTGAGATTGCTCTGCAAATGCACCATAGAAATGAATAGCACCAGCTGTAAACATGTGATAGTTTGCATTAGCTTTAGCTACACTAATTAAGCTATCTAATAGACGATCAGATTTGAAGTATTCTTCATAATCTGGTACGTTGATATTAGCATTAGCTAAATCATTAAGAATACGATTAGATAGGTTCTTGATTTCTACAAAGAATCTATCACCATACTTAGCTAGGAAATCAGGACCATATTTCTTAATCTCACGATCAATAGCATTAGGTCTTGGTTTACCATTCTTATGAATACTAAGAGTATGGTTTTTCTTAGAGAGTTTCTTCTCTTGCTCGATATCGATTTTAGTGATCTCTTTGAATCGATCCATAAAACCTTTACGATAGTAGTACTCTAACTGACTAGCTGGTTGGTTACCCCATACTGGGATTTGAACTGGCTGGTTAGATTGAGTAAACTGAGCAACCCATTTCTCTGCTTCAGCTTTACCTTGGTTAAAAGCAGTGGTTACTTCATTTAAGTTTTCATTAGACATCGTATTCGTCTCCTTCCTCTTCAAGACGACTAATATCTTGAAGTACAGAACCATTCATAATCATATGAATAGCATTGTCATAATTCTCACGCTCTGTCTCAGAGATTTCATCGATTTCAACTTGGGATTCTAGATAACGTTGAATATTAAAGTCATCTTGGAACCATTTGTTTCCATCTTCATCTTCAATAGAATCGAGATAGTGCATGAATTGAACTAATGAGATAAATCCATCATAATCATATGGGCGAGTTTGCCATGAAGAGATTTTGGATTTCTCAAAGTCAATAATATCAACATGCTCGATGATATACTCACGAACAGCTGTTTGACCCATTGCGAATTTGAATGTCTTTTCTTGATCATATCCATCAATGAAGAATATGAAGAGAGTATACATTCTTTCTTCTGGGTCTACATTAAACTTGCCGTTTTCATCTGGCGTAATTGGAAACGCCAGTTGAAGCGGGCTCTCAAAAATGTTACCATTATCCATAATTAGTTTTCCTCCTTTGTGCATAATATACTAAAAACATAATCAGGAATCATGTTTATAATATATGCTCTTAGAAGAATTTAGGCTTAGGTTTTACATATATCATATAGTTTGAGAATCTAGTGATACCAGTATATATTAGATTAGACATAATATCCCTATGTAGGAATTCTTCCATAAAGATACCATGACTATACTGGGAACCTTGAGATAAATGTGTCGTAATAGCATAGGCTAATTCGAACTTATCTGCTTTATTATAAGGGCTTCGTTTAAGAAATTCTTTCTGATCTTGAGGGGCTCTATAGTATTGAAGATCCATCTTAATCTGACTAAATAGATTATTACCATCATCTAGAAAATCTATAGTCATTTCTTTCAGATCTTTCCTAATAGAAGTTATGTCAGGATGATTTCTAACTATACCTCTAAGACCATTAACTAGATTAATACCATTTACTTCAATACCCCAGTTATTCTTACGACAAATTAATGGTTCATTGAATGTAGGATACTGAGTTCTAATCTTTAAGATATCATTTCTCATAAGATTATTAACATACTCTCTAGTCTTATTCTTACAGCATAAGATAACATCAGCATTTAATGCCATCTGATCTGTAAGCTCATCTTCTGGTATTACCATAGCATTATTATAAAAGCCAAAGTGTATTGGTAACCCTTTTATAGCTCTATCCGCTAGATATACAATACCAGATTGCTCTGCTTGTCTCATAATTTGGTCTAATCTATAGACCTTACCCGATACTAGATATCCTGGATCATCTCCTACAGGTGGCAACTGATTAAGGTCTCCACAGGCTATAATCTTGATACCGAATGATTCTATGTCTTCTACCATAGATCTTGGAGTCATAGATGCTTCGTCTATAATCATTAATTTAATGTCACGGAGACGTTCTCTCTTAACCCACTTAAGAGTAGTCTTAGGTTTATTAAAGTATGCATCCATGACAGGTTTACCATTCTCATCTAGCATAATAGCCTCAGATGGCTCATATATAGATGAATGAATAGTCTTAGCATTAGTCATACCACGATTACGCATTACTATAGCCGCTGTACCAGTATAGCTCATTGGCAGTATCGAATCATATGGTATTCTTAATCGTTTTATTATTTCATTTAATACAACAGTCTTACCTGTACCAGCGGCACCAGTATACTGGAATACTAATTCAGATGAATTTTTATACCATTCTACTGCGGCTGATACAACTGCTTCTTGACCTGGGTTTAAAGTAAATCCCATAATCATTATCTCCTTTTACGTTTCTTAGGTTCTATCTCTGGTGGATAGTCTATAGCTTCGTAACCGAATCTTGATTCACCAAATAACATGAAATCTATAATCTCCATATATTGTAAAGAAGAGTTATAGTACTTTCTTGTAGTGAATTGTGTACCATCTGACATCATCACGTGTAATTGACTTCTTGGGTCATTAGCTGGACCAAATACTTTGAAGTAATTAGACAAGTAGTAGTTATTATCGTCCCACTCATCAATGAAGATATCAAATAAGAACTTCATAATATTCTTATTATTAACTGGGTCAAACATAATAGAATCACCATAAGCACTTTCATAGTAGTCTACTGGCATTCTAAGGAATTTACCCTTATAGTCTAGAGCTCTAAGATCTCCTTCACTATCTGGAATACAGATATTGCGATCATAGAAGTCTTTCTCTAAACCAAGTTTACTTATTAGAGCGTTAGTGGCACCAATTACATTTTCGTCCCACATACACATTAATGCGTTTTCCATTTCAAGTATTCCTCGTACCCCAAAACATTATAGTATATAAGAATTGAGGTGTAATAAACATGGATGATAAATACAATTCTGATTCTGGATTAGGATTTACCGAAGTTGGTATCCTTACTTCCGTATGTAATAAATATGAGCCTGGATATCAAACGTTTTATGTGCAAGCACTTAATCCGATGAATATGAAGTCCCCTATTAAAACTACAACTAAAGTTCAAAACCCAAATATCATTAATAAGGAAAAGTTCTCTACTGGCAAAGTTCAAACAGGTTCCAATATCCTAATTGAGATGCCTAAAGAGGTTGCTAGAAACTTTCCCACTAAATTCATACCTCCTGGAACTAGATTTACTATAGCATTCCTTGGCGGTGATATAAATAAACCAGTTGTTACAGGAAGGGACTACGATGGCTACGAAGACAACGCTAAATAATATTAACGCATTTATCAACACAAAGCCAATCATAAGTACTGACTACTCAAACATGTCCTTTATTGAAGAACGTGAGCGTATTCAGTTTGCTGTTGGTAATATAGTCACTGATGACTATTTCCCTGAATTAAAAGCTAAATGCGTTAAAGTCCATCTTGATGATAAAGAGATTCAAAAGTATAAATATAGACCTAAGCTATTAGCATACGATGTGTATGATAATGCAGAGCTATATTATATCATTCTTAGAATCAATGATCTTTATAGTGTCAAAGACTTTAACTTAAGTAAGAAGTATATCTATCTATTACCTAAGAAAGATCTCAAAGCTTTTCTAGCTGATATTTATACTTTCAGTAATGATAATATACTTACATTTAATTCAAATCATAAGATTAAGAATACATAACCAAAGGTCTAGGCTCATTGTAGTCTAGACCACTATTTATTCCAAGTGAACTCTATGACATCATCCATTAATGCTGGAGTATACCCTGAAATATCTTCTTGGTCATTATATAAGAGGGCATCCGTATAAACTATCCTCGGAGTACCATCTTCTAAATCGTCCATATTGAAATCTCTAACTACATTTGCAGCTCCCTGAATCTCTTCAGGTGGTGTAACTCCAAATTGCGTATAAGTATAGAGTTTCTCAGCATCAGTAAACTCATTAAACATTCTTAAACCAGTCTTAAGTACGATCTTAGTATCATCGAAGTTAGCTCCTCGATTATATGGATCTGCTTCATAACACTCTTCAAGTTCTTTAATGAATTCTGGACTGACACCATATGCATCAGATTTCTTTTTAACTGTATCTGATTCTTTAATCTCTACAGGTTTCTCATTACCTAATAAAGAACCCCAACTACCACTATTACTTTCGTTATTAGCAGTCTTAAGTTCATTCAATGATAGCTTAGATAATGGTTCAGCTAAGTGAATATCCTGTAAGAGTTCTAAAGGTCTTTCTTTAGAGTAAGGTAAATAGAAGAATTGAGCTGATTGAGTTTTGAAACGTTTCTTAGCATTTGCCATACCAAGATATCTTCTACCATCAGCACCATCTTCTGGTACTAAGATGAATGCAGAGTCAGCATTTTCTGTAATCAAAGTAGATTCACCAATATTAGCTCGACCTACTTTACGTACTAAATCTGCTTCACTAGATTTACGACCTTCATCAATTATCTTAGCAGCATCACGGTTCAACTGAGATGCTGTGATAACTGGAATATGTTTAGCAATAGCAAATTCTTTGAATTCATCTACTACTGCACCAAGAGCTATACGCATATCACCACCCATGAGTTTAAAATCACGAGGTCTAATACGTTTAATATAGTCTTGTACTAAACAAACGACTTCCTGTCCATTAGCGGACATTTCGTCATAGATTGTATATAAGTAATCCGTATCTACAGAGTTACTTGGTACATATCTAAATTCAATATCAATAGGTGAATCATTAGTTACTCCTAAGCCATTTTGTCTAAGAAGTTGCATTATTTCTTTATAGCCACCGAATTCACTAATGTCATCATCTGATACCAAGATACTAAATACACGTTCCAATGTCTCGTTCAAAGTATTTTCCATCGTTAGGAATAATATAGTTGGACGTTTAGTTGGATCTTTTGTAGTTATATCTTTATTATTACCTTTGATTTGAAGTGTTAAATTTAATAATGTACTAGATTTACCTTCACCAGGTAAGCCTAGATAAATATAACAACGATCGTTCTCAAAGCCACCATTCAAGGATCTATTGATTGCTTGAATGCCTGTTTTTAATTTTGTAGAACCATCAAGAGATCGATTATACATATGAGCTACTGTAGCTTCGAATTGCTCATCATTAGATAATGATAATGATTCGGATACACTAGTTACACTAACATTCTCTTTGATCTTTCTGCTAACTTCAGAAATTTGCTTTTGTACACCTTGAATGATTTTGAACTTATCAGCTTCATCAGATGTAACGAAGTCACCATATTCATGATAGATATTAGACATAATAGATTGAGTATAGAAGGAGTTTCTATGAGACCCAATATTATGCTCAATGAATGCTATCTCATTAGCACCCAATGGTTCTTCTAATTTCTTTAACGGAAATAAGTTTTTCTCGTCTAACCCCTGTAATGCTGCTTGAAGAAGGATATCTCTATTTTCATATCCTTTAAGTCTAGCATCGACCAGTTGTCTTAAAAATTGGTAAGTAGTCTTTTCACGAACTTGCTCTACGCTAAAATTCTTACCAGGGTCTACCATTGTAAGTAGTTCCCTTAGATCTGTTAATACACCCCTGTTTGAGGTATGTATGGTCTTTAAGATATAATTTGCATATAAGATCATTGACGATAGCGGTAATACATATCCGCCACCTATATCTTTCTTAGCCATCTTCAATCCTCACTTTACATAATTGATCACTCCTTCAAAAGTTCAATTAGTTCTTCAGGAGTGATATAAGTAAATCCCTTACTATCATTTATATACCTACTTAGGATATCAAACTCAGTAAGGCTCTTGTCAGTAATATAATCATATTCTCTACATTGCTCAAGTACTTCTTGAGATTGTCGTCTGATTATATCATTCTTATAATCACACTTAATAGCAATATTTGGATTATTTCTATAGAATGATTTAAGAATATTTATATTCTCGTGCTCTAGTGTAAACTCCATACGGATATTATCTACACCTTGAGCTTGCCGTTCTTTAATGAATGCAATAATCTTTTGAGGATCATCTTTGATCATCTCATCAAAGTTTATTGTATCATACTTATAAGACTGTATCTCTTCAAAGTGAACGTAATACTGTCTTGTGTTTATATCATGTAATAAGATTAAATATCCTTTAGGTTGCTCTTCACCATAGCACCACCGATAAGGTGAGCCACAATAGTAGAAGTCTCTTTCATAACAACCTTGGATGTGTACATGACCTGAGATAACTGGTCCCATAGAGTACTTGAAATTATCCATTCCAAATACTGGACTTGGTGCATCTAAGTCAATTTTATCTTTTCCATATATAGCACCTCTAATTGTACCATGCATGCATACTGCATCATAGTAGTTCTGATAGAGGATATTCTCGTAAAACTCTCTTCCCATTCCTGGCACTTCAGGTATACATAGGATACGTTTTTGTTTTACATATTCAAATTTTATTGTTTCAATTACACGTACATCAACTGTTGGATCATTCATATATCTATAGAATAGTTTAGTTTGATTTGCATCATGAGATGGTGTACCATGTAAGATAAATAAAGTACATTGTTTAGTTCGACATACTTGAACTATTTCATCTACGAACTTCAATGCATACATAACTGCATCGGAGTTACTCATAAACTTATGGTGGAATAAATCACCATTAATTGATATCAAGTCTAAGTCTAATAGCTTGATTCTATCTATAAATTGATTCTTAAGAATCTCATATTGTTTAGCTGGATCAAATACCCCAAAATGGATATCTGAAATGTGTGCTTCTGTTAAAATATTGCCTTTCATAATCTGCCTCTAATGAAAGAAAAGAACTCGTAAGGATCCCTGAAGGACCTTACTTTTATTTAATAATCTGTTAGACTATTAATAAAAAAATATTCCCAAGAGTCGTAGAAGACCCTTGGGAAATGGTTCTATTTAGTTATCATTTCGAAACATTCATAGAAGTTTTCATCATTAATATCCTCAGGCTTTAGTTCATCTGTAGACGCATAACGATATCTAATAACGTTATACTTAGCAGACTTTTCAATACGACCTAAAGAGTCATTTAGAACTACACGAGCTATATCTTCATCTTTGAATGTAACTCGTTTATAGTTATGGAGAGCTTCTCTCATTGCTTCTTCGGAATCTAATTCAATGAATGCTTTATAAGCATCAGCATCTTCTAGATTAGAGTCAATAAATTGAACTACCCGTCCAGTATCAATAATGATATCATCATCAGCTTCTGTAGGTAATGGATATCCATTGCCTGCAAGTCCAATGAATAAATCATTCAAGATTACACCTGGATCGGTTGGATCTTCTGAAGTAATTCTAAGAGATCTAATTGCATTATATTTATAGTTGTATTCATATTCAACTACAGCCGTCGTAGTATAAATAGTACAAGTATAAACTGGTCGGATATGATCATTGAAATCTAATCCAACTACTCTTGCTTTTTGATCTTCTTCTAAACCATCAAACTCTGTTGGATCTATTGCATTAGTTCGATCTAGACGATAGTCATTGTCGATCAAGATTGCATGATCTTTCAATAGATTCAAAATTTGACGTAATTCTTTAAAACTTACATTGTATTTCTTACCAGCCATTTGGTTATACCTCCATACAATATTTCATTAGATTAACAAAAGATCTCATCATTCTATTGATGAGATTAATAAATAAGTATTCATCGATCTTATTAGTAATCTCTAATTCACGATCTCTGAATTTATTACTAGACACTATTTCATTAGTGACAGTATTCTTAATAGAAATTGTAATGATTGGTTTATCTTGATTAAGACCAATAGTACAATAGCTAGTTTCATTCAAATCAAATTCAATATAGATTGAACCTGATTTAGAGTATGTGATAGGAAGACCATCTTTCATATCCTTAGTATTATGGAAGAAGAAAGATATCTCTGCTATCTTAATGAATGCTGCCATCTCCCGCATCATATCATATGATGGAGAAGTATGGATTAAATCATCAAAGTATTTACCTAGTTTATATTTATATATCCACTTAGGTAAGAACCAACTAGGAATTGGTTCAGTGATTTTATCAAAGAATATGTTTTCCATGTTAGCTCCTTCTAAATTTCATAACCTCTTTCACTGAGGTATTTACTGAAATCAAAATCTTCATTGGATTGATTCATAGCAGTAATTGCTAGAATATCCATAAGATCAAGATACATAGCTTTAGCTTGTTCTTCTGTCATGATTCCTCCTAACTTAAAGTAGTTGGTTTAACTGTAGGCTTAGTATATGGAACTATACTCTTAAGCTCTTTACCAACTTCATTATATAATTCTTTAGCTTCTCTATAAGAGATTGGAGTAAAGTTATCCTTATTCAATGCAATTATAGTTAATAAGTTAAAGTTTAATTCAAAATCAGTATCTATTCTAACTATAATTTGTTTATTATCTTTAACATAGTTTAAGAAATATACTATGTTAGGTAGATCATCTTCATCTATAAGCTCTCTACCAAAACATGATATATATCTATTCTCATTATAGATAATATATGTGGATATAGTTTTAAATATTCTAATCATTTCAGTGGTATTTGGATTAGAGCATAAGGTTGTCAAAATTCTTGGAGCATTCCAACTATCCCGTAAGTCTTCTATAATATCACCATCTTCTGAATCATAAATATAAAAGTCATCAAGTCTTTCATAATATGATATAAAGTCTATTAATAGTTTTTCAGCAAGATTGATTGTATCTCTAAGAGTATCTAGTACTGTTTTAGTATAGCATGCCACTGGCACAACTATAGCACAATCTTTTATTTCATCATCAAATAGAAATCTAACTTCAAATGTAGCTTCTTTATTAAACATGACTACAGCTCTTTTATTAGATATATCATCAGTAATGACTTCAATTCGAAGTTTATTGAAATGAATAGTATTAAATATATCAATTAAGAATGGAGATATAGTACCATGAATCATCATGATACTATTGTCTGTCTCTTCTAGATATTGCATTAGGATTTCTCCCAAGAGAGGAATATCCTCTTCTGGTAGTATTTTAATTAAGTCTACGGCTTTATCCATTATTTGTCACCTTTTGGAATACTTTTAACGATACCAAGTAAATCGAATTCATCATTAACTGCTACACTATTAGATAAGCTGTATGCTGAGTTAATGATAACGATACCAGCTTTGACATCGTAAGTAATATAGGTGCTGTATTTAGCTCCGATCTTAATAATATTACCATTTACATCTACCCATGCAGTAGGGGTTTTTAAGTTACCTACATCACTGCCTGGAGTAGATAAATAATCTGCTATAGATAGCAAACGTTTAATAGTAAGATCTGTAGAGAATCTTTTGAAAGATTTAATTACAGTGAACTGATCAAATGAGGAACGTAGTACTTTTGCAATACTAGTTCTTAATTTACGTTCACTTTCAATACCCAAGTCATCTAGCATCATACTTAGAATAAGATTCAATGCATGATAAGATTCATGAGTAATAATTGAATTGGATTTGATGTTGAATACAACATCATCTGATTCTGGAATAACTGCTATTTCTACTGCGCAGCTACTACCAATAAATTTAAATACCACAAGACCTGGGTTAGGTTTAATTACATCAGAGAATGTAATCTCACATCCATTAGCCCCAGCTTTGTATTGTGGGATAATAAAGTTTTCTTCTTCTACTTTCTTTGCTAATTTTGTTAAACCGTTAGCGTAGCGAGAAAATAATAAATTAGGGTTGATCAATTTCATATCTGTTGATCTCCTTTCTAAAAAAATAAAAGAGGTGTGGTCTTGGCGGGGGATTTCACGTTCAATGTTTATGATATAGTTTATAGTGTTTGATGTGCAATATTTCCTGGGAGTGTGAGAGTGGAAATATTGAGAGGTTTGTTTGGATTGTATTGTGTTTATATAGGGGGTCCGCCAAGACCACGATAAGAGAAGTTCATCTGCCAGGGAGAGCAGATGGATATCGATTCCTCGATATCACCTAAATAATATATAGCTAAAATAAAGTTTACCTAGCACGAGTTCTGGTATCTTCATTTAGGCTATCAAAGATAGTAAAGTAGACAGAACCGCAGATTCTATCTTTAACGATATTATATAGTAAAGTACTGTCAAATGTCTTCTTATCCATAAAGTCTAGATTATCAGTATTTAGAAGACACATATAAAGACATACCTCTTGGTTGCTCATATACTCATCTGGAATTTCATATAGATTGTAATCTGTATTATTAAAGAATCCATGATTGATTAAGATATTCTCAGCTGCTAATTTAAACAGTTCTATATCCTCATCTTCCCTTAGAGTATCAAATAAATCATAGGAGTCTACTTCAGAAACTCCTTCAAAGTCATAATGCTCAGCATCTCTAAGATATTCTTCTTTCTCGAATCTTTCTAGAACTCTAAAGTTAAATCTAGAAAGATCTATAAGATCAGAATTTCTTTTATCACTAGTAAACCAATCTTTATACCATTCAGTCTGTCTTAACTCAGTTAATAGTAATACATCATCTAGATTGATTATATCTTTATATAGATTAAATATATTCATAGAGCTAAGTATTAGTTCTCTATTTAGTCTTTCTCCTATAAATATAGTTAGAGCTTTACCACGATCTCTATTATTAAGATCTTTTAGTTCATAGATCTTAGATAGAGTTTCCTGTAATAACTCCGTATAAGTTTTATCCATTATAGTTTACCTTCTTTTACGTTAGTATATATAAAGTGAGCAATAGCCATAACTAATGCATCAGAGTCTTCATGGTTTATATATAAAGATAGCTTTTCTTTAGCTTCTTTGCCATACCAGAATTCTGCTCCTGGTACATGGGCATTATGCTCTTGATATCTAGCATTTAAGAATGAAGACTCATTTATAGTCCACCATAAATGCTTATCATTATCAATGAATACTTCTTTCTTTAAGATAAGATCTTTATTCTCTTCTACTAAGTCATATAACTCAGTAAGTAAAGAAGCCTTATCAAATAAATATATATAGCTACATAACCAGATTAGATTATCATCAGTCTTAACTGGGAATATGTCACTTTGAGGACGTAAAAAGTTAGTATATTCTAAAATAGTTCTATTAGGTGATTCCAAGTATTCTAACTTAGCCTTATCAATATCTAGTTTAGTATAGTCATATTTAACATTAGCCCAGTCTTTAGACTTAAATTGCTCAATTACTTTGCTTAAAAGATTCATCACATCTCCTCCTTTGTTATATGAATGTCTTTAAATTAATAAAAAAATAAAGCCAAGGATCATAGTAATCCTTGGCTATTATTCTTAATTATGATCGTGATATCTGATAAGCTTAATAGTATTATTAATCTCTTTTATTGTTGGTAATAGAGTCTTATATCGATTATAATCACTTTCGATATTAGTAACTAATACCTTATCAGATGGGGATAAATAACCTCTATCTGTAATAGATCCTAACTCAAGAGTCTTTTCAAGTTTATTAATTTTGAAGTATTCTAACTCTCTAGCTATAGCTGGATTAGTATATAGCTTATCATAAATAAAGATATATTTATCATAAGTATCTTGTACATCAGAACCATGTCTATATCTTGTAATACGATCACGGTCATCTTTAACAATCATTGCAGGTAATTGTTTATATTTACCTAACTCAGATTTATTGATTTCAAACTTTTCTACCATTCTATCTCGTACAGTAGTTAGCTCACGAATCAATGTAAGAAGATTAAGACATCTAATATCACTTAAACATACATCTGCACATTTAATTCTATTTTGATATCTAATAGATACATATGGAGCCTCATGAGGATACTCTTCTGTATTGGTTAAAATAGTTCTCTTAATATTAAGATGAACTTGTACAGAGTCTTTAATGCCCAGTCTAGTCTTGCCTAAACGAATATTACATTTATAGTCTAAGAATAGTTCATATAAAGTATTCTTAACTTTATATCTATTATTAGAATCATAAGATCTTAGTACTTTATTAAAGATATACCCTATATCTTGACAAATAGCACTAATAGATTGCAATCTTGTTAAATCACTTTCTGGCAAATACTTAGTTTTAACACTCATTTTAAATCTCTCCTCCTATGAAAACCTTACCATTTTTAACATAAGCTGCTTTTAAATCACGACATATAAATGCACCCATTTCTTCATCTTTAGATACATATTTAGTTCTATCACAATTTATTTTATAATAATTTTTATCTGAGAAGGTATTGCATTCGATAGAATTGAATATTGCCTTATCATAAATCATAATAGCATGCTCTTCTGTATATAAAGGTTTTATGTATTTATAACCTCTATCATTAGTAAGATCTAATAATAGTTCCAAAATATCATTATGAGTAATTATTAGATTGGTGAGTTCAGATGATGTTATATCTACACTACAATCATCATTTCTATCAATAATTAGAAATAGCTTATTATAAATATCATGACCATGACCAAATTGTATATGCATTCTAATACCATTATGAAATTTAAGTTCACATAAAGTTACTTCCATATTTTTAGTCTTATATGAATCTTTTTTAGCCTTTCTATACCCTGAAGGAGTATTTCTTAACTCCAATTCAATAGTTTTACCTAACGCACATACATCTTTTATAATATTTCTAATGATATTAGCTCTTAAGACAAATAAAGGAGCTCCTTCTACTGATCTTTTTAATTCTTCCATTATGCGATACCTCCAAATGCTTTAACATCTTTAACAAAATTAGTTAATTCTCTTTTAGTATAAGTATACCCATTTCTATTAATAATTGAACTTCTTCTTGTCAATATTAATTTATTAGTAGTATCTACATAGAATACACATTCATCATCAATATAAAATTTCATCAAATCTTTTCTAATTTTAATATTTGGAGAATATTTAATCTTGGACTTGTGTAAAATATCATATGCTAATTTATATTTATCATAGTCATTATCGTAATACTTAGTAGAAGCAAAAGTAATACTGTCATCATCATCGTATTCAATGATAAATGGATTATATTCGCATTTTGGCAACTCTTTCTTAACGAAATTATATTTATTCATAAGAATCTTGCGAATCTTTAATAAATATGGTAATATATAATCAATAGATTCAGATCTCCATCTAATATGAAACTCACTAATATTCTTTGCATTATTAGCAAAAGAAATATATCCATGGCTATTATCCATGAATCTGGGTACAAATGTACCAAGTACAACATCGGCTCCGCCACAATGATTTAATTTAACCTCTTTTAAATGAGTGATCTTATCTATTTTAAATAAACGTTCTAATTCATTAACAAGCTTATATCTAAGATGGTTAGGTGTATCTCGTATAACTTTATTAATCGTACAAGCAATTTGATTAGCAACCTGTCTTGTAGCTCTAAGTTTAATAAGATCTCTACTTTTTAATACTTTTAGTTCTTTCATTATGCAATACCTCCATCAATTAAATTATTAATATATCTAATAATCCTATTTAACTCTTTTGGTTTATGGGTATACTTATTACATGGTGTATAAGGATCATAAAGACCAACTATTAATTTTTCTTTAGTGTCTACATAGAATACATCTTGTCCACCACTATTATACTTCATAACTCCTTCTTCAAATTTGAAGTTTTGGTTAAATAGTTGTAATTTTGGACTGCCTTTTAAATGATCATGAATATATTTATACTTTCTATATTCATCCTTTGTATATCCAGAATCCATATAATGGATATTATCATCTTTATACATCAATTCATATTGATCATATTCATCAATCCTAGGAAGTTCTTTTTTATTGAATTCATAAATATTAACTAGACGATTACGCACTTTATTTAGTATTCTAATTGAATATCTTAAGTTGTAGTCTTCCATATTACGGAATGATAATGTGCTTTTATGATCATTAACGTAGTCGATTTTGATATGACCAATGCTTTTATCCATATATTGTGGTAAGTTATTATAAAATCCTACAATAGCCCCACCATTATGGTTTAATTTACATTCATATATACTTAATCTTTTATCGATGTTGTCTAATATGAGACGTAATTGAGTTCTTCCCTTATAACGTTCGTTATTAGGATATTTTCTTAGAATGATATTAACCATATGAGCTAGTTGATGTGATACTTGTTGTATAGCCCTAATTCTAGTTAACTCTCTTTCTGTAAGTTTCTTTAGTTCTTTCATTTTTATCAGTCTCCTTTAAATAAAATTAATACGTGATAGGACTAGATATCCTATCACGTATATAATATATAACTATTTTATTTATCTATTACCCAATCCATGAAATGAGTAATACATCCTCTAAGGAGTCTGTCAGTATTCGTTTTAGGATCAGTAGATGGATGACCAAAATGCTCTCTTAGATTCTCGTAGTTATATCTATTGATATTGAACTCGCTTGTATTATGAAGCATTGGAGCTAATACAACATTGTATCTTACCTTAGCATCGATTTCTTTATTAAGAAGAATATGATGAGCCGGACCAGCACTAACTTCTAGCTGTTCAGTTATATCATCTGTTTTAAATATAACATATTCACTTCCAGTCTCACGCATAACTGTATATCTAGGTAAGCTAGTTTCAGTTTTATATTTTATTGGATTAGCTAACTGTATGGCTACAACACCACAGATTAGTTCATAAATATTAGCAGTGGCTATATATTTACGCATCTTATCTCTTAGTTTACCAATCTTATAGTCATACCATAAAGCTTTAAGGAAATTACATGAATCTTGTACATGTTTTAGTTCCTTATACTCTAATATAAACTTCTGTAATTGTGGTATATCAAATACTTCTAATATTGGACTATGCATATCTTACACCCAACCAAATAATTGACAAACTGTTGCAGCCATAGATATTAAGAGAATACCAAATAGAATAGCAGATAGCTTTTCTACTAAGATTAATACTCTTTCTTCTCTATTAGATAATACTTCTTCGCCATAGAAGCTATATAGGACTGCTGCATCTATTACAAATAATGCAAAGGAAACTATCATTACTTTATAAGAAAACATTAGAAAAATACCCCCAACCATATTCTACATAAAATAGCACCTATCATTATGATACCAAATATAGACATCAGTATGATAAATACTCTAACAATATTAAGATCTGTATCTAGCATCATAAGAAATGCAGCAACCGCAGCTAATAATCCCATACTACAGAAAGATGCTACTATTATTTTTACAAATAATTCAGCATAATAGACTTCTGTCATATCTAATCTCCAATACTATAACTATATATCAAATACCCACATCCAAGCCGCTAGGAAAGATGTCAATAAAGTTATAATTAAAGCAAGTCCACCAATAGTTACACCGATACCATCTTGTATATCTAACCCACGAGTAACTATTACAAATATCAATGTAGTTATAAGCGAAGCCGCTGCTATTTTAAACATTATTAGATAAAGCATACTGATACCTCTAATATTTGAATACTGCAATTAACCAGATATAGACAATAGATGATAATGCGGCTACACCAGCAAAGAATGCTGCTATCCATAATATTATATCACCAATCTTAGATTCAAGATTTAGTATTTTGATTGCACAGCCAGTTGCTCCAATTATACCAGCAGTTATTGCTGATGCTAATGCTATATTTCCAAATAATTCAGATGTCATACTATTTCACTCCAAACTCAGAGGTTTTAATCTCTCTTAATACTCTAATACTATTGAATGAGTTTAACGTATTGATGAACCCATTAAATAGACTATCAACTAACTCTTCATTCTGTTTGATATCTATAGTATACTGCTTATACTTAGATTCATATTTATTAAGCTGTAATACAGTAAGCTTATCTATATGAATACCTATCTTAGATAGTAGATATCTATATGCTGATAATTGCATAAAGTATTTATATCCAATATTACTTGAGGTCTTATAGTCTACAATATGAACTTCATTACCTATTCTCATAACTGCATCTATAGTCCCACAAAAGTATTTACCTATAAGTGATTTTTCTAACATGATTGGTTCTATAAGAGTATTCTTCTCATAGCCACAATCATTAAACCATTGAATGAATGACATAAATCCCATAGTCTTATCCACTGGATCTGTCATACATAATCCGTCAGTTAAGAAATGCTCAATCTCATTATGAACTTTAGTTCCTTCAACGGCATATCTATTTAATTCTCTACGGTATCCAATACCTTTAAATCCCAATGAGTTTGCCCATTGAGCTATATAATCTTCATTTATATGGCTAAGTACTTGTGTTACACTTGGAACTTTATTCTCTCTGTGTTCATAAGTACCTATACGCACCTCATCTAGGTTAGATTCAAACATAATTCTCCTCCTTTGTATCTATATGTCTGGACATTATTAAAGAATTACTTAGAGAACTTAATAGTAATATAGTTTCGCCGACTATATTACACATATATCATAATGAGAAAGTGACAGCCAGTGTTTTCTTGTATTCATTTTAGATGTGTGTCTCCATTGTTATAAACATACTTAGTTGCACCCCTAGGAGGTTAAGTCTCCTAGGGGTGTATACACCTGCAAATTAAACATTGTAGTAATATTTTAGATACTTTCCGAAGGAGGATTATAATGGCTCAGTTGAATTTCAAACTCATAAATGAGACTTTTATCTTTTCCCAATATAAAGATGAATATGAAAAATCTGTCTTAAACTTTATCAAAGGTGGTAAAGTAATTGACGTCCATTCTGAAGCTTTCGCTGATATTGCTTATGATGTTAAGAAAACTCAAGTTGGTTCTTTCTTAATCTCTGCAATGGAGTCTAAGCAAATTGTACTTTATACAAGTACTCATCCATTAAACCGTAGCACTCGAGTATTAACTGCTAAAGATATTAAAGGTGGCACTGGTAAATACTTGATCTATGTAGACTGCACTCAAATCATTGACTTTGAAGGCGGTAAATATAAATGCAACAATGTTAAACAACTAGTTGCCCATCTATTAGAAGCATCTGTAAACATGATGTACTTTGGTGGCTATACTAATATCGTATCTCGATTCGATTTAGTTAAAGCTGGTGCATATGCATTCGCTTCCTTATTCAATAATATTATTAACTACTTATTCAAAACGAATACAGTAAGTAATATCCATAACCGTGTTATGTATCTTGCTTCCCAATACTTCATTAAGAATATCATTGGTAGCAATAACCCTAAATATGGTTATGCTAATAATACAGCATTCTCTAAACAAATTGCTCGTATCTCCGATCGTGAAGTTGAATTAATCGAATCCTATGTGGAACGTGATTCCTTCAAGAACTTAGATGCATTTGTAGCTATGCTTAGAGACTCTTTGAAACTCCATAAATTAACTACTGAAGTAGTAATTGCTACATGGGTTAAAATGTACTCTCCATCTGCTTTATTTGCATTAGAGTACTTCCCAGCATTCTCTGCTATGATGACTAATGCTTATATTGGATGCTATTTGAATAATCAATCTACTATTGAAAAGGTGACTAACCGTGGACTTCCTGAATATGTTAAAACAGTTCTAGATGTCGGAGGTCAATACTATGAAATTACACGATAACGAAGTTTATAACTACGTTGATCAACTTAAGAATTATTCTACTACAAATATCTCTGGGATGCAGAAAGGTATCGTCCCAGAGGTAGTTGATATTAGTTGGGATAAAATGAACTACTATGTATCTAAAGGCGTTCGACATTATGTAACCTATGAGAAAGAAGGTTATGTACTTCGTATCACTGGTATTAGATATAGACTTAATCACTTGACTAAGAAGACTATTGATTTTGATAAGCGTATGACTGATGCGGTCAATGAAGGTCTAGTATATCCATTCATGCTATTCGTAAATGGTCGCCATGTAAAATGGTCTACTTATCGAGTAGTACGTAATGCTAAATATACTTATATCGTTTGTGATAAGAATACCGTTAAGGATCTTAATCCATTGCATATAAATAAAGTTGAAATGGTAAACTTACCATTCACTTATATGAGCTATTCTGAGACAAGAAAGATCCCTAAACCAAATACTGAGTTATTCAGATTTGATGAAGATGGTCAATTGTCTCCATTTGGTTCTATCGTATATAGTTTAGATACAACTACTCTTAAATTAGAGACTGGCTTCTTTAAAGTATTAGCTGGTGGTAGAGTTGATAACCGTGATTTAGACTTTGATGCTAAATATAAGCTCACTAAGAATAACTTCTTATGCTGGGCTAATGGTCTATTCGATAAAACAATAGATCCTGATATTAAGAATCTTAATATCATCACTATGAATAATGGTGATCCATTAACTTATGACTTACAGGTTAAGTATTTCTATCGTGATATCACTAATCATAATAGAAGCAATATCACTATTCCTGAAAATAAGGATTTGTTAAAGAGTCTTATCACTGAACCTGAAAATGAAATGCTTGCACTAGATGTCAATGCATTAGGTCGTGATTTTGACTTCCAATATAAATATAATACAGACTATGAAGACAATGTATCTTCTGGTATTAGATATATCAGTCGTTATAATTCTTCTATGTTTGATAAACTCTATGAGAAGCGTTTGAAAATTCATTCTAGATCTATTAGTGGTAAAGAGTTAAAAGCTCAAATCGCTAATAATGTATTATCTCTTCCTAGAGGATATCATAAATCTCCAGAGACATTTGTAATCATCTATAAGAATGGTGAACTATGGGATCTATATGATCGTATTAGATACGTTAATAATGATTTCCAAATTCCTATTACTGATACAGAAATCAATGACATTATTGATTATGATGAATTTGAGTTCACTTATTTCACTGGAGTAAATAATAACTACTTGAAAGTAGAGTGTACTGAAGATAATAATACTATCGAAAACACTACCATCAAGTATGAAGATCTAATGGTATTTGCTAACTATACTGAAGATCAAATCTATAAAGAACTTCCATTCAATAAACGTACTATCTATGACGTTAAGTATACTTTAGATAAAGATAATAAAACTGTTACATTCACTAACCCAGCTTATTATGGTAAGACTATCTATATGGCTGCTAAGAATCAGTTTAAATATCAGCACTTTAATATTACTAAACCTACAGTACGTTACTTCTTTGGTAGAGACTTTATCCCTTGCTTAAATAAAGATAGATTTGCCGTATTCCACAATGGTCGTCTATTAAGTAAGGATATGTATAGAGTTATTGTTCCTGAAGTAGAAAATACAGCTACTGAAGTATGTGTTCATCTACGTCGTATTGCTCAAAAAGGTGATAGAGTAGATATCTTCTATTTACCTTATGACTTTAACTATACAGATATTGGTAAAACAAACCGTGTTGATGTTGTTACAGTAAGAGCTACTGTAAATCAACAACCAGTGTTTGCTATTCCATTCCCATCTAAATCTTCTTTATTAAATAAGGATAGCTTCCTATTACTACGTGGCTCTGTATTGGTTGACCAATCTAGATATAATGTAATTGGACGTACTATTGTATTCAAAGATCCTAAAGACTACGTTGCATATGGACGTGAGATCACTTTCGTATTCTTATATAGTGAAATGATCGAAGCTAATCCATATGGTGGTATTAAAGAAGACGATGTATTGAATATCGATCCTCAATTCGTTATCGCTACTAAAGATAATCAATTGACATTTGATATTCCTTACCCAGATAACTTTGAAGGATTCTTCTTTGTTACATATCGTGGTATCTATGTAAACCCTAAACGATATGAAATCATGGAAGGTACTAAACAAATTAAGTTCTTTGACCAAGATACAGGTATTGATGCTGGTACTGCATTGATCTTTGTATTTATTTATCCAGATCAAAAGAATAAAGTTGGTACTTCTGCAGTATCTGTTAGAGCTACAATGAATAACCAACTTAAGTTTATTATTCCATTACCATATGCTAAATATTTTGAAGATCAAAACAGCTTCTTCTTAATTCGAAACGGTGTATTCTTGAATGATGCTGAGTATTATATTGACGCTAAAGCAAATACTGTAGAGTTACTTACAGTTAATGGTTTAGATATGGGTCAAGAATTGGTATTCAACTTCATTACTGGTAGAAATGTATCTGTTAAGACTGCTATTGAAGAAGTATTTGCAGAGCAAGATGGTCAACTAGTATTTAAATTACCTAAAGCATTACATGACTTCGATAAGAAGACTGGCAAATTCTTCTGTGTAATTGGTGATACTTATATTGATAACCGTCGTTATGAAGTAGTTGGTAATGACTTAAGATTCTTAAGTCGTGAAGATGCGGTAACGGAAGGACGTACAGTTACTTTCATCTTTGTATATACTGAAGATATTGACTCTGAGACTGCTACAATTGGTGGTGTAGTTAATAACTCTAAATATACTAAGTTTATAACTGAATCTGTAGCATGTACAGAAAATGGTCAACGTACATTTAATATCCCATGGGCTGATTCTATGCTTATGGATAAGAAAATCATCGTAACTGTCGGTAGTACATTCATCAGAGAATCTCAATATACAGTATCTAAGACAATGAATACTATTACATTCATTGATGATGGTATAATTACTACTACAGATCGTCAAGTTACATTTACTTTAGCTGATTCTGACTATACAGTAGTTGCTAAAGAGGTAATTGATACTGAAGCGGTAGTTGATGGTCAAACTGAATTTGATATTCCATTACCATTCGAGAACTATCTTAAACTTGGTAACTCTTTGATGGTATTTGCTAATCAAACTTTCATTGATTCTTCTCGTTATATCTTAGATAAAGACTTGAATAAGATCACTCTAAGAAACTATAACGATGCATTAAAGGCTGGTCAAACCTTATCCTTCCTATACTTCTACATTGCTAACCAAAGCAATAGAAGCTTGGAACGTGAAGATGTACAACATCCAATGATTAATGAACGTGGATACCTATACTTGAATAGAAATGACTTAGATCATCTATTGAATAATAAACTCTACTTCATGTTTATCAATGGTAAGAAGATCAATAAAGATAATATCATGAACGTTGCGAATAATATCATTCGATTGAAATCTGACGTTCAAACACGATTCAATACATTGGTATTGGACTATACTCCATCTATTCCAGAATTAGCTGAGTATAAAAATATCAACTCTGATTATGATATCATTATGAATCAAATCTCAAATGATGATATCAATAAGTTATTCAATATCTATAACAACGTAACGGATCTTGAAAAGTATATCGTTCCAGATACTTCACAAGAAGCTATCATTAATGATATTATTAGAACTCATTATACATCTCATGGTATCAATAAAGGATTACCATTTGTATATACTTATGATGCAAGTACATTCAAGAATAGATCTATCTATAGCTTAGCTACTACAGTTAATAAGTATATATCTCCTGGTAAATATACATTCACTTGCCCTGAAGATGTAACTATGCTTGAACTTAAAACTATTGCTTCTTCTAGTCGCTTTAGACCTATAAGTACAGCTGTAACTATATTAGGTTATTTAAGAGCTAAAGATATTGAATTCGGTGAAGTAAGCTATATCTTGCCTACAGAAGTAGCAGCTTATATTGATGAAAATATTGGTAAAGATCTTAGCCTAATTAGTCAACCAATCTATAAGAAACCTATTGGTGGATTACCTGAAGTTAATGACTTCGTACCAGCTATGAAACCTTTACGTAAAACTGAAACTGATGACTCTAAAGGTAGACTAGTTGCTGGCTACTTCTATCAAAAAGAAATCATCAGAAACGTTAAAGTATACCCTGGTTTGAAATATAAATTAACTATTCCTCAAAATGGTTTCATCAATATTGCTTATACTACAGCTGATACAGATATTAGTCAATATCATTTAAAATATCGTATTGACTTTGACTCTGATCGTGATAATACACCTATCTTCTATAAAGGTGATACATTAACTAAACCAGATATATTTGTTAATAGCTTAGAAGAAATGTATAGTGATGAATTCAATTTACAATTCAATCAAAGCTTTACTAAACCTGGTGAAGAATATTGGATCTGTCCTGACAATGTAGGTGAGATTATCATTACATTATGTAGTGGCTATACTAAGATGATAACTACTGAAGATATTGAAAGATATCCAGCAGCATTCCAATTCTGTGGCTATGGTAGTACTAACTTCTCTGTAGCACCAGTTCCTAAACTTGGTGATATTGAATCTGTAGAGTTGAGTACTTTCTATGATAGAATCACTAATGAATATGATTCCAGAGTTGCCAATACTATTAATGATGGTAATGAAATCCACTATAGTAGTAATGGTACAATGTATGGCTGTGGTGTAACTGAGTTCGGTATTGTAGATAGAAACGATGAAAATGCTATTAACTCAAGTAAAGCTCCTGAAAATCGTAATAGAGTTAACTTGATGCTTATCAATGGTGTAAACGTTTCTAGAGCAGTGTCTTCTATTGCACCAGAAACAAGTTCTTATATCAAAGTAGAACCTGGTAAGTCTTATACTATCAGAGTTGGTAGAAATGCTATCAAGACTGATATGACTTTAAATAAAGCTGAATCTGAATTCGGTGGTGTACTTGGTTTGAGCTACAATAATAAAGTATTATTGACTAACGTTGATACTAACGTATACTTATCTAATGCTTTAGATGCAACTCATATCAACAACCCTGATATTGATTACACTGGTCTAAATGAAGAGATGACTGAATCTCAACTTGCAGGTGATCCTAGTGTATCCAATGTAGTTTCTGAAGAAGAAGCTATTGAAGAACGTGATAAACCAGTATTCCTTAAAGAATTACCTAAGATTGCTGTTGATGAAAATGAAACAGATAATCTATTCCAAACAAATATATTTGATGCATCTAATGTAATCAGAGAATAATATATACCGGATAGGGATGTCAAAATCCCTATCCGCTTATATTTTGAACATTAATGTAATTAAAATACATATTCGCAAGGAGGTATAATATGGCTACTTCTAACTATAAAGGAACTCGTCTTCCTCTTATAGCATTAGATTATAATTCTCGCTTCCTGGCTGAGAAAAAAGAAATCTTATTTGATTATAAGACTGGTAAACTCTATGTAGTTTCTGCCGAAGATAAATCTGTTATATTTGATATAACAAGAAATATTCTAAAAGAAGTTGAAAAGAATGTAGACCTATCTAGCTATACATTCAACGTAGAAGGCGTTGGTATTGTAAACTTAGATGGTTATATTAAACATCTTTCCAAATATAATCTAAATACTGTAGATGAACCTGTTAAGAGATATCGTGTACCACAAATTACATTCGATAATGATTCTATTGTGGATTATGCTGGTACTATCGAAATCAATGGTTTCAGTCATGCTGCTAATAATACTTACCCAGTTAAAGATGGTAATATCGTTAAGTGGGTACAACGTACAGATACAGATATTGTAGAACGTGTACGTCACTTAGAAGAAACAGCACCACCTGATGCTGTTAAATTTAAGAAACTTCAAGATGATGTAGCTGCAGTTAAGTTTACAGCTAACCAATACTCTAATCTCCCAGTATTACGCAGTGATATTGATGCTGCTACTCGTAGATTAGATGATTTAAATACATTAATCGGTACTACTAATGATAATCTTAATACTAAGATTACAGGTGTTAAGAATGCTGCTGATCTAGAGCTTAATAAATTAAGTAATAAGATTACTGTATTAGAAGCTCGTGAAGATTACGGTTCAAGAGTAAATACACTTGAAGGTAAAGTTAATGAACTTAAAGCTTTAGGTGACCCTAACTCTAAGATTCTTGCTTTACAGCAACGTATTGCTAACTTAGAGCAAGGTGAAGATTACAGTACATCTATCAATACTTTGAATGGTAGATTGAATAATTTATCAGATACTACTGAAACTAAATTCACTAACTTAAACCAAGAGATTGGTGCTCTTAAAACTTATAATAATGAGAATACTCAAATTCGTACTAGTATTCTTGGTCGTTTAGATAGTATTGATGCTTTAAATATCGGTCCAACTTTAACTGACCTTAAAGCTAGAACTCAATCTTTAGAAGGTATTCCTAACCTTACGGCTAATGTCGGTAACCTTGAAGCAACTACTAATACTTTAACTAATAGTTTCTCTCAACTTAATGCTAAAGTAACTGGTCTTCTTAATGCAGAAGATCCATTACCTCGTGTTAAAGGTCTTGAAAACTATAATAAGAATAAAGAGAACTTACCGCAAGAAGCTAAAGTTAACTTAGCAGGCGGTAGTAATAAAGTAATCCGTCCTGATAGAGTATATAACTTTATCTTGGATAGTGCTAACCCATCTTTCACTATTGTAGGTTTAGATAAATCTACTGCAGAAATTATTCTTATTCTAGATCCTCAAAATATTGGTACAGATGCTATCAATATCTTTATTACTAGAGCTGATGGGGTTCAAGTTAAAATTCCTAGACGTATCATTCCTAGTAAAAATAAAGAAGCTCAATTGGTTCGTCTTGTTACATATGACCGTGGCGTAAACTGGTTCTATTCAGTAGCTGCTGGTATGATTGGTAAAGATCTTGCAACTGATAATACTATTTAATAAAGGGGTATCTTACACATGGCAACTTTAAAATATTTGGCTACCGAACGAGCTCATCTCTCTCAGGTACCAATCTCGGAAGGTCAATTTATCTACACCGCTGATACTGAAGAAGTATTCTATGATGTAGCCCATGACATCCGATTTAAAACAAATAAACTTAAAATAGTAAATACTGATACTGAACGATATCGTTTATCTAATAACGACCAAGTAAGTACAGATCTTATTTACTATATTAAAGAGTCCGAATTATTCTATGTTTGGACTAGTGCTTGGAAAAATGTTGTAGCTACTACTGAGATTACACGTTTTCTAGGCGACTATAAAAATGTAACTCCAACTACATTAGTTAAAGGTGAAGAAAGATTTGCACCTATGACTATTGCTTCCCAAGTATACACAGATGATGGTGAAACTTTAGAAGCTAAAGTTAGACAAATCTCTCATATTGCATCTGCATTTGATTCTATTGTAGTAACTAAAAAAGGTAAAACGTTTGATATCCCAGTACCTTTTGAAAGATACTTTGATCAACCTAATATGCTCTTAGTATTCATTGGTACTCTTCAAATCTATCCTAACCGTTACTCTATTGAAGGTAATCAAATTACATTCCAAGAAGAAGTCGAAGCTGGTCGTACAATCAACTTCTACTTCATCTATAATGCTCAAGCTCCTAAACTTGAGACTATGAATTATATCGATGGTGCATATCTCAATAAAGGTACTGTACCTATTGATAGAATGCAAAAGTATTCTCATAGCTATACATCTAATGATACTACATCTGTAGCTTCTAGTGCAGCAGTTAAAAGTCTCTATGACAAAATGAATGCATTATTAGACCGTGGTGGTATTATTACTAGATGCGTTACTAAAGATGATAACGTTAATATGGGTACAACTTTACCTAATGAGTATAAATTACTTGATGGTAATGTAATCAGTGTACGTTTCCATGCTAACGTTGGTAATAACCCAACTCTTAGAGTTGATGGTAAAGCTATTCCAATCTTTGTTGGTTTTGAACCAGCTAAAGCTAATGAAATTCAAGCTGGTGATGAATTATACTTACAGTATGATTATATCTCTGAACGCTTCTATGTAACTAATGGTTTACCATACCTAATCGATAGTACTACATACTCCTATGCAGTATTAGCTGATGGTGAAAATGTATTCAGATTTAATGCACTTAACTATGATCCTGGGGTGGATAGATTAGAAGTATTCCATAATGGTGTACGACTCATCCAAGGTAAAAACTATCAATTCATTTCCGAGTCTAAAAGTATTTCCTTAGTTGGTTATACTGCAGATAAAGGTGATGTAATTGAGATTGTAGTATATAAAGTAGCTCGTTCTCGTGCAACTAATAACTCTCAAGTTACTATTAGACGTCCAGACTTTGAAACATTAACTCGTTCTCTCGGTGAAGCTTTAGATGAATTTAAAAAGAAAACTACTGAATCGAATTCTAAAGCATTAGATATTATCTTCCCATTATTTGGTGCACAGGAAATAGTAGATAATTCAACTATTGGTGCAGGTGATTGTATCTTTGTAGGTATTGATAAAAAATATTGGTTCTTAATTGATACATTTACTGACACTGCAGCTGGATATGAATCTATTAAACGTGCAATGCGTGAAAATAATATTACTAAATTTGAATTCTTATTAATTACACATTGGCATAATGATCATTATGGTAATGCTATTAAATTAATGAGAGATGGTTTAGTAGAAAAAGTTTATACACAAGATGTTATAAATGACTATCCTAATGGTATCCCTGGTACATATGGTATGCCAGCTAATAAATTATTAGAAATTCATAATAATCATAAAAATGCAGCCAAAATATATAATATACCTATGGAAAAAGCACCAACTGGTGATGTGGATTTCCATGGAGCTAATTTATACTTCCATAATAATAACCAATATTGGATTAATAAACACAATGATCCTGCATGGTGTAATAGTAATTACAATAACACTTCTATAGGATTATTAGTATCATATATTGGTCGTAACTTTGTAACCCAAGGTGACGGAGATATGGAAGTTATGGCTGGAACTGCATATGAATTACCAACTAATATAGATTTGCTTAAATCTAATCATCATAGTATTTGTACTATGCCTTGGAAATTTACAAAATTAAATCCTAAAGATGCGGTTATTACATGTAATCAATTACAAAAGGTTACTGCAACTAGATTTGATTATACGACTAAATTATTTGATATGGGTTCTAATGTATACTATTTAACCGATCAAACTAAAGATATACATATTACATATACTTCTAAAAATAATTTAGTAGAATATAATAAAGAATTAGTTCAAGGATATCCTGATAATTCCTCTGAAAATTATAGCGCTATTTCTAACACAGTTTATGTAAATACTAATTTTAATGGAGATATTTATAATGGAGATAAAGGTGCACCATATAATTATTTAGCAGATGCGGTTAGAAAAGCTCATATAAATTATGCTAAAGCTGTAAATATTAAAATTTTTCCAGGTAATTATAATAACGATATAAGAAATTATAATTTCTTTAGAACTTTAGATAATTCTATGGGTAGATTACAACTTGTAGGATTCAAAAGTAAATTGGTTATTGAAGGCGTTGGTATAGAACCTGTAGTTTTACCACCTATTACAGTAGATAACTGCGATTATATATATTTTAAAAATATCACATTCAAAACTGGTATTGATGTAACTGATAAGGTTATTAGTGTAGTAGATAGTTATTCTAACGTAAATATAGTCAGATCTATTGTTAAATTTGAAAATTGTACATTTATAATGGATAATCCTAAATTACTTAATGCTTTAGATACTAGAAGTAATTTTAGCATATATCATGTAGATGTGGATAAATCTAATGTTACACTACTAAACTGTAATTTATCAGGTAGAGCTAAATATGGCATTAGATCTATCGAAGGATCTACAGTAAATGTAACAAACTCAGCTAATATTAGTGATACTGTAGAAACTGCATATTATGCAACTGATGGGGATATCAATATAAATGGTTTGTCTACTCGTAATACTGCTAATGAGACTACAGGTGGTGGACAAATTAGATTCCAAGATGTAATTACTCCATCTTATCCTAAAACAAGTAGAGGACAAATAATCGGAACAAGATTATCTCAAAAATATGGCGGTCCTCAATATTATATCTCCGATGGTAAAGGTGGTTATGATTCTGTGGATCATTTCAATATCCATGGTAATACTAACATGACTCCTAGATTCACTGGTCAATTTGGTTATGATCCAAGAAGCAAAAAAGTTAAATTTGCTGTTGGTAATTCCAATGTAAATGACTGGGTTGAATTTGCTAACTCTGATACAGTAAATTCTATAAAAACCGAATTAAATAATTCAATTACAACTAGTAATGATTTAATTATTAGCTTTATTGAATCTCAAAGTGGATATCGAATTTGGAGAGATAATGCCAGATTTAATAAAGGTGAAAAATTTATTTATAACGGCAAGGCATATGAAGTTGTTTCACAAACTGCAACTACAACAAGCACGACAAATGCTAATATAATTATGATTAATAGTCATAACTTTGGGGTTGTACTAGATTTACCTGATGGGTCAAGAGTACAATATTTTGATAGAAATGATGCTCATTCAGTTGGTGAATTAGTTTTACTCCCATATATAGCTACTGGTTATGTATTAGCTAATGGTGCAGAAGTTGAAAAATCAAGATATCCTAGACTTTATGAATTTGCAGAAAAGAATGGTCTATGGACACCTAATACAAATAAACGTGCTCTATTTAGAAAATCTGGTTCTGATAAATTCTTCTTACCAGATTATAGATACGTATATTTAAAGGCAGATGTTGATGCTGCTGATATTGGTTATTTCTCTGCTTCTATTGCTCCTAGGATTACTGGTGAAATGGAAATCCGTGCTGGTGGGCAAATTGGTATTGAGGGTGCATCTGGTGCATTTGTTAAAGATACGGAACCAACAAGGATCGGTGCACGTGAGCAAGTATTTGACAAAAATTATTTTGGTAAAAAATTAAAATTTGATGCATCTAGATCTTCTAGTGTATACACTGGAGAGAATCATGCTATTCATCCAGATCACATTAATTTATATCCATTAATTAAATACTAAAAAACTATTCCCCATAGGAGTTAAACTCCTATGGGGTATTTTTACAAAAAAAATAAAGGAGGGAGAATTTATCTCCCTCCCACCAGTATTATACAA